TTAAACGCTTTTTATCCCTACCACTCTCTTTGTGGGGCACCCTTGGGGCAAAGCCTCAGAAAAACGGGCGTTCAGCATTTCCACCTGGTTACGATCCATCTCACCAATCCACTTCGAGTAAATCTCATAAACCATCTTCGCATTTTCATGGCCCATCTGTCCGGCAATAAACGAGGGGTTAGCTCCTGCCGTTAAAAGCCAGCATGCAAAAGTATGGCGCGACTGATAGGGACGTCTGTTGCGTATTCCCGCCTGTTTTAACCCTCTTTCCCAGCTATAACCCAGAGATTGAGAGCCATAGTACCTTGTTTCACCGCGCCAGTTTTTTGGAGGAACGAATACAAAGCGTAGTTTCTGCTGTTCGGTCAGCCCGTGCTCGCGGTGATGGAAGGTGATTTCAGTTTTACTTAATGCACCTGTTAGCTGAAATTGTTCTCTCAACGCTTCAAGCGCAGGTTGTAGGAGGGTAACAGTTCTGATCCCCGCTTCAGTTTTGGGCGGAACGAATAACCCCTCGTTTGTCTGGTTTCGCCGGACATGGATCTCCCCTGTCTCAAGGTTCACATCCTCCCACGCAAGCGCCGTCAACTCTCCATGCCGAAGCCCGGTAAAAATAGCTACAGTCCATAGCAAAGCATGCCTGCGTGACAGTGAATTTATAAAACCGTCAAACTCACTTTGCAGTAGAGGGTCAGGATCCCGCCTGGACCTTTTAAGTGATTTAATGCCTTCGTGTGGTGTATGACTGATAAAACCACTCAGGTTCGCCATCTTCAGTAAGGCTGTCAGATTATTCATTAGCCCGTTAACCGTAGATACCGCGCGTCCTTTCTTTTGAAGCCACGGCGCATGCTCGCTTAATGTATTCCCCGTTAAGAGTGCATTCCTGTAATTAAGTAGATCTGTGTGCTGAACTTCAGTAAGCAGGGTATTACTTCCTACTATTGCGGTGAGGGTGGCTATACGTGACTGAGCCCCTTTATAGGATGCTGCAGACACTTCCAGTTTTTTGGATGTCAGGTAAACATCACATAATTCGCCGAAAGTCTTAATCTTTTGCGTGGACGTGAATTTTTTTAACGCTTTTGATTCAGGGAAGTGTTCGGCGTAATCGAATTTTCCCTGTTGTATTTCACTTACAATCAATGCACGCAGATTACCGGCTTTGCGTATATTGCTATTCGATACTGTCCAGCCCCGTAAAACTTCGCGGCAACGAACGCCACGATATAGAAAGCTAATTCTTATTGCTTTTCCATGCAGCTCTACGCCAGCAGGCATATTCATCACGTATCCCCAATAAGCCTATTGATTTTCGTATAGTTGTACCAAAGAGTTGCCCTGCCTTCGGTTGTATCCGGTTTAGGTGGGTGCTTTTTAAAATGAATACCCTCCACCCATCTTCCTTCTCTATATGACTTTATCTGACGAGGGGTCATATACATCTTCGCTACAAGCCCTTTTTCCATTACCCATTCATCTTCACGAGTAATATCTGCCATATAAATCACCTCAAGGCCGGGTAACTATAAAACGTTCCCCGGCTTCATGTTGATTCTCTTAAATCAGTAAAACCATTAACCGTGCTTTGAGTTGCTCAGCTCTTAGGGATAGGCCATATCTGCCACTCTCCCGGAGGGAGTTCATCAGTCACATCGTGTGAAGCCCACGCAAGGAACTTTTCTTTGCTGATTGTGGGGTAGTGACACCCAGCATGAACGCTAGGGCCATCATATTGCACGGTAGTAGAACCGATGCGCATAACCTGGCGGTCGTTTGCATATGATGCGAACTGTCCTGCAGGCCGTGGTTTTTTAGCTCTATAGCAACGACCTATCTTTAGTTCATTGATGCTTAGTTCTTTATTTACGGTCTTTACGTTTGTTGTATTTTTCATGGCTCATTATTTCCCAACAATTACCATTATCTTTAGACAGGAGTCGCCATTTTCTGCCAACTCGCAAGCTCATATTCCCGCACTTAATACGACAGGCTTTTAATTCTCCTGAGGCATACTGATTAAGAATTGATGAAGCCTTTTTATTTACCTCGGCTGGTATACGTATTGAGTTTGTTACCATGAGTCACCTTTAACGGCTGTGATTAAAGTAGCCAGGCCTTGCAGGGAGTGTTTTACGGAATGCAGAACCTGCAGAGCGCAATGCTTGTTTTTTATTTTCCTTCTCATTACATATCTGGCAGAAATATAACTCTCTGCGATATGCCCCTCTTCCTGAGGGGCGATAGTGGAGTTCTTTACGTATGAAGGTTCCGCCACAGCCGTAGCAGCGGTGTTTAGATTCTTCCATCAAATTTCCTTATCTGCATATAATGCAGATATATTTAGAGTGTGTTTATACCTGCCATCTAAAGCATTAATAAACCAAAATTAATTGTTTTGAATTAGTGGTTGATAATGTCAGTGTTTATTTTCGACATGCCTAATAGCAAATCGCCATCTACTACGATTAAATCGCCGTACATATCGTAATTACAAATAACATCGTCAACGTTCAGCATCGAAAGCGGGTTAACGTGACCGTTTAACATTCCGTCCTCTGTTTGTCTCGCAGCTTCAAAGATGCCTTTCATAGAAAGCATGGCCTGATCCCACATAGAACGGTCACCAATAGCCTGAGCTATAACCAATTTGTTCTGTACAGCTAATAACTGAGTGTTAACCATTGAATACCCCCGCAACATGTAGAATTTTCGCAATCACTGCCGACCATAAAACCGTCATGGAAAGCAGTACGTAAATCAGTGAACGGATGCCTTGCTTGCTCATTTTCCAATCCATCCTTCAAACATTAATCTGAACAGGCTTTGTAATGTGGTGCCGGGTGCCTCCCGGTGACTCCAGCCAGTTAACAACTGGAGCCGGTAGCTTCTTTTCCACCCCACTCTAGGAAACGAGTGATACTGCTTTAACTGATCCGCGTGCGCATAGCCGCATTCACCACATTACAAAGCCTGTTGATTCTTAGCCTTGAGGCGGCCAACCGAACGTTTAACCTATCGCACCGTTGTGTCGATAAGTAGAGAATACTACATAAAGTAGATTGGTCAACACCAAAAGTAGAAATAAATATCTACTTTAAGTTGTTTTATTGGTGTGGAGACACAAAAAAACCCAGCATTGCTGGGTTTAGGAAGGGTGTTTGGAGGTTATTTTTTGTCGGGGTCTGCGTATTCGCTGTAGAACTCCAGGAGCTTCTTGTAGCGAATCTCAAAGGCCAGAAGCATGTTGTTTGCCTCGGCATCAGGGAATTTTCGGAAGACTCGAATCAGGCGTTTCTCTTCATCGCTTAAGCTGGTGAATTCTGTTTCGTCGGGTTTATCTGGATGGGAGGGGTTCGAAGCCTCTGGAACGCTATTGGATTCAGCTACGTTTTCTACTGCCCCGTAGTCCAGCCAGGCTGGAGGCACGTCCAACCATTCCGCAATTCTAATTAGTTTTTCATCGCGTGGTTTTGCTGTGCCGAGCGTATACCGCCTAGCCATTTCGTAGGTGACCTGTCCCGCATGACTTAATTGCTTAACAGACAAGTTCTTTTTACTCATCTCTTGGTTAAGGCGGTCTGCGAAGTCTTGATGCTTATTCGATTTTTCTACCATAGGTAGAAGATTACGGCAGAGCGTGTTTTTAGTCATTTCTATTTTAAGTAGTTGCATTTTCTACTTTGTGTAGTATTCTCTACTTACCAACTCACAGGAGGTAAGAATGCTTACACCATATAAAAACATTACGGAGAAAGCCGTTAGAGCGATTGGGAATGTTTCCTATGTCGCTCGCATGTTCGACTTTAAGTCGAGTCAGTCAGTAGCAAATTGGATTAATCGTAATTGCGTCCCAAGCGATCGCGTTATCCCTCTCTGCCGCATGGGGGGCTGGGTAGTCACGCCTCATGAACTTCGCCCAGATCTCCATCCAACACCACTTAGTGGGCTTACGGAAGAAATTATCACCAAGCGCCAGAAGGAGTCTGATTGATGGAAATCAAACACGAGCACGTTGAAATGGTTCTGCTGGCCTGGGCTGCAGAAGTTGGTCAGGCGTTCGCGGCAAATGCTATCGCTGAGGAATATGCACGTATTGGCGGTAATCAGCTGCGCCTGGTACCGGGGAAAACCTGGAGTAACCAGCAGAATATTTTCCATCGCTGGCTGAAAGGTGAGACCGAACTGCAGCGCGAGAAAATCCGTTTACTGCTTCCGGCAATCCTGCGCGTTCTCCCGCGTGAAATCCGTCACCGCTTGAGCATCTACGACACCATTGAGCGCCGGGCGCTGCTCGCGGCTCAGCACGCTATTGGAACGGCTATTGATGCGCACGATGACGCGATCGAAGCCGTATACAGCAAAGCGTATCAACCTGGCGCTGTTGAAGTACCGAAATACCACTGATTCCGGAGGTGACTATGTGTAACCAGTCTGCTGCTGAATTGATTGCTCGCCTAAAACGAGCCTATCCGGCGTATACGCCGTCTGAAGGTGATAGCGCTTGTAATGGTATCCCTAAAGCCGGATCGCGCTTCCAGCACAGGCACAAGGGACACATGGTGACGGTAATCACTGCGACAGAGAAAGATGTTTCCTACCGGAAAGCCTGCGGTGCTGTTGGTTGGGTGGGATTACGCGAGTTTTTACGGCTACACAATGAGGTTTTGGTATGAGCAATCAGGTCTTTGAAATTGTTCAGGCCATGTCAGGGCAGGGGAACTGCATCACGATCCCTGGCCCATATCTGGACTTCTTTGCAGGGGACAGGCAGCAGCATTTGCTGGCGGCAATTCTAAATCAGCTGGTGTTCTGGTCGGGTAAATCTGTCCTGGAAAATGGGTGGTTTTACAAGGAACACGCAGCCCTTGCAAAAGAGGTTCGGGCGAAAGACGGCGATGTGGTCAGGAAGGCCATGTACAAGATGATTGAGCAGTATTTAGCCGATGTTATTGAGGAAGAACTTCGACAGGTAAACGGTACCCCGAAGAAGCATTACCGCATCGACCAGGAGGCGCTAATAGCGAAAATTTTCCCGTCAACACTGGATTCGGCTTTTAAGCCGAATGGAAACGGCTCAAGAGCCGAATGGAAACGGCCTAAGAGCCGAATCCAGGAATCGGCCCATAAGCCGAATGGAAACGGCTCTCAAGCCGAATCCTATCTCTATACAGATCTTAAAAATACAGATCTTAAAACAGATCTTAAAAACCAAGGGGGGAAGGCTTCCCCTGTGGATAACTTTCCTGAATCAAATCGGGAAACAGTTCTTCCAGAAGTGACCATTCCAGACGCAACCGAAGACAGCGATTTGGCTACTGATGACGATTTCGACCTGGCAATGTGGTTCTGGTCAACCATCGTCGAAATGTACGAGCGTGCCGCCGAATTCGATGGTTGCCTGGCAAAACCGAGAGAACCAAATTTTGTTCGCTGGGCGCAAGAGATTCGCCTGTTACGCCAGGAACACGGCTGTAAACACGAGCAAATCCGCAGCATGGTTGAACGTATCCAACGTGATCAGTGGTGGTGCCAGAAGGTCCAGGATGTGCCGACACTGCGCCGCAAATGGCCTGAGCTGGTGCTGAAGCTGTGTTCAGGAAACCTGGCGACAGGTAACGCGTTCGGCATGGGTGGTGGTCTGGATACACATATCCCGAAAGGGTTCAGGGGTTAAGGGGTTATTCATGAAAACGACGAAATCTCAAAAAACACAATATCGCGGTGAAATCACGATGCTTGAGTTCCTCAAAGTTAACCCCGGCTTGACCGCCAGGGAGATCGCTAAAGTGCTGGACCGCAGCATGTGCTCCGTAAGCGGTCAACTTCGCCAACTGCATAGCGCAGGCCGTATCACCCAGGATGGTATCCGTGACGGTGTCGCTACCTGGATCATCAACGATATGCCGTTTGGATGCGCCAACCAGCTTCGAATGAAGTTCGAGAGCCTGCTGAAAGAATGCCGCGCGACGGCCTGATGTACCTGACAAAGAGAATAAATCTGATGGAAAAAATCACTGACGTTTTAAACGAGCTGGGAAAAGTGACCTGTCGTGACCTGGCTAAGTATTTCGACCTTTCAGCCCCTGAAATGCTGGCACGTCTGCTGGTGCTGGAGAAAGAGGGCAAAGCGCAAAATCTGAATGGTTACTGGATGACTGGCGGTACTAAAGAACCTGCTCAGTTGAGCCATAACCTCACCGAACTGGATATGAAGCTACTGCACTCGGTCCCGGTAGGCGTCTGGTTTGAGTGGCAGTCATTGGTCGGCACTGTTGATCGTCCTCACTACCGCTGCGGTCGCCTTGTTGAAGCTGGGTTTCTGAATTTAAAGGTTACTAACCCAGATTGCCCGTATCACAGCACACAATTCCTGAAACTCCGGGAGGTTTCACGATGACATTGGAGACTTTACCTAATTGCCCGGTTTGCGGAGAAGGAAGGCCGCGACAGATAGGACAACATCGGGCCATTTATACAGCCCACATGCACCTTGAATGCACTAAGTGCCATTACCGCATCACACGAGCCTATATGGCTGGCTCAGAAAGAAAGGCGCGGGAAGAACTAAGAAAAGAGTGGATTTCTCAGGCAGATAAGAAAAATAGCGAGAAGACAAATGGCTAAAAACTCAATAGACGCATACGGCGCCAGCGGGAAAACCAACGTACTTAACTTTGAGCCCGAAAACCTGTACCTGGTAACCGATAAATCCCACCCGCTTTACGACGAGCGGATCAATCTGCCAATCAATGAGCCGATGGTACTGAACATCATGGACCAGGGCGTTCTTGAGCCGATCATCGTCTGGAAAGACCCGGAGACAGGTCGCTCCTGTGTTGTCGATGGTCGCCAGCGTGTGCGCCACACCATTGAGGCGAACAAGCGTTTAGCGAAAGAGGGTAAACCGCTGCTGATGGTTCCGGCAGTCACTAAGCGTGGTTCTGCCGTTCGTATGGCACAGGCGATGGTAAGCGCTAACGAAATCCGCCAGGCAGATACGCCGCTGGGCCGCGCTAAAAAAATGGCTGATGCGCTGGAACGTGGACACGACGAGCAAGACCTCTCTCTGATGTTTGGCTGTAGCGTTCAGACCGTTCGCGCAACGCTGTCACTGCTGGACGCCACCCAGGCTGTAAAGGATGCCGTTGAATCCGGAACAGTCACCGTAACTCAGGCTCGTCAGCTCGCATCACTGGAACCAGAAGCCCAGCGCGAGAAGGTGAAAGAGATTGAAACGGCAACCGCGGGTACCTCTGGTCATGAAAAAGCCCGTCGGCAGCGTCAGGTTCTGGGCGACGCTAAGCCACGTCTGAAAACCCGTAAAGAAATTACCAAAGCCCTGGAATCTGCCGAGGGCGAGTATGCCAGCGCTCTCCGCTGGGTACTTGGGGAGGATGTAGCATGACAGATATCAACCGACTGATTGCCAGTATCAAGCGCCGTTCAGCCCACGCAAAAGAATTCGGCGACGATATTACGTTTGTAAAGCTTGAAGACCTCGACGCGTTGATCGAAGCGGTGGAGCTTAAGGAAGAGCAGCGCGCTAACTGGTTTCAGATGGCACAGAAATTAGGGGAAGACTTGGATGCGGCAGAGAAGCGCATCGCCGAGCTTGAAGAGGCTCAATCTATGCACGAGAGCGATACGCTCATGCTATGCCGTCAGTTTGATGAACTCGCCGCTGCTATGGGCTGGTCATCAGAACTTGCAATGCAGCAGGGAGTAAGCCAACTGGAATACGCTCGAAGCCTCAAAGAACGCATCGCCGATCTGGAGTCCCGCACCGTCACCGTGAAGCTGCCGCCCAAAATTGAGCGTAACGATATTGATGGGTGGTTTACATACAAAGGCGGTCGCGTCGGTGGCGGCGCTGCTGAGTGGTACAACAAGGCTCTGGATGATGTCGGCTCAGAACTTATCGGCGCTGGCATCAAGTGGGAGGCTGAGTAGATGGCTGTTGCAAGAATGCTTTGCGTTAGCTCGACCAAACCTGACTGGTTTACTCCGGGTGCCATATACGACTCAGAACCACGCGGTGCCGATATTTGCATTTGTGGCGACAACCTCGTTTCTGACCTCAATCAAGAGGACTGGTACGAAATGAGCCAGCGCGCTGATGGGCTGTGGTTCTTAATCGGTTTTCAACAGTCAATTTTATTCCGGGGAGCCAACCAATGACCAATAACCAGTTAGCAGAAAACAGCGTAAATCAGCTTTTGAACAGCGTCAGACTGGCACGTGATAACGCAGAACGCGCCGACAATCGCGTAGACCACTCGTTTTACTACGCGCTGTCGATTGCTCTGGAAGAGCTACAGGAACGCCGCAAGGCTGACAGCGAGCCGGTGGGTTATTTCGGTAGATTTGACCCTGATGACGATGACCTTATAGACCAGTGTAGTAAAAATGTGAAAGGCGCTTTCCCGCTCTATCGCCACGCGCAGCCAGCGCCAGTAGTCAGCGCAGACCTGCTTCACACGGCGGCATCAGCAATTGAAGACCTGCTGACTACTAAAGACAGGGTGGGTGCTGGCGTGTGGTTCGACTTGCCATCTAGGCTCCGCTCGGCGGCTAACGCGCAGCCAGCGCCGGTAGTGCCTGACGAGCGACCATCTTTGAATAATGGAATTGTAGGATTCGATGAAGGCTGTAACGCCTGCCGTGCCGCCATGCTCCAGGCTGAACCTGTAACGACTGCTAACAAGTTGGGCAACTCTCCGGTAATTCCGGATGCATGGATTCCGGTAAGCGAGCGGATGCCGGAAAATAAGCCGGGGAGTTACGAATATCTGGTATTCGAAACGCTCAACAATCGTGTAAATCACGACTACTGGAATGTGCCGGATACTGGTGATGACACATTCACACCATTCTGGAACCATTACGGAGAGTATGTAACCCACTGGCAGCCGCTGCCAGCCGCCCCGCAGGAGGCCTCTGATGGACAATGAAAGCGACAACGTCATCACCCTAGTGCAACCAAAGCGTGATGAAGAGAAGCTTCTGAATATCACCGTAACTGACCGGAAGGACTACATGCAGCAGCGGTGCAAGCATCGGGCTGTTGAAGTTGATGAACAGCATCGGCTGATTAAGTGTCTGCAATGTGGCTGTGCTGTTGACCCCTTCCAGTACGTTCTTCAGAGCGCCATCGATGGAGAGGCTGTGGTCACTGAGATAGCGAAACTTCACCTCCGGCGTGACGAACTGCGAGAAGCTGTCGCCAATATGGAGCGTGAAGAGAAAAACGCAAAGGCACGTTTGCGCTCTGCCAGGACAGCAATCCTCTTTGCAGAGAACGACCTGAAAAACACGGAGCAGGGAGTAAAACAATAAAACGCAAATACGCTATTTGTTATCAACAAATCTTAGGTTTGTATTTATGCGCATGATAACCAGAAAGAAACCCGCCTTTACGGAGCTTTATCAGACAGGCGTTCTGACCCGCATCGCGGCTGTTAAAAGCCCTGATGGCGGCGGCTGGCGGTTATTTGGCTTATGGATGGGAAAGGATATCGCTGTTTTCGTAGAGGCCGCTCGTGGAGGTGTCCGGGAGTGGTCCGGCCTGGACTATCTCGCTAACTTCTGTGCGAGCTGCGGTATAAGCCTTTGGGAGATACACAACAAAGTTGATCCAAAGCAATTGAAGTGACCTTATGGCCCCGGCATGTTGACTAAAACCTCACATAGATATACTGTTTAAATATACAGTATTTTAGTGTGAGGTTTTATTATGGGATTCCCGTCACCCGCAAAAGACTATGCAGAGCAAACACTTACAATAAACAGAATTTGCCAGATTGATGCTAATTGCCGCGTGCTGGAAACGAGTTCGGGTTATGCCGTTATCGATGTTTCCCGGCGACCAAAGCAGGGCGATCACGTGCTCGTTTCTTTCTGCGGGATAATTCAGTTTGGCATCGTTCGCGGTCGCGCGCTAATTACTTCCGATGGTGAAGCGATCGAAGGTGACGCCCTGGACGATGTGGAGGTGAAGGGCGTTCTGACGTTCCTGATTAACCGCGCAACTTTCGTTGATGAAGACCCGAACCCTGTTATTTAACCCCAGACCCGCTACGGCGGGTTTTGTTTTATGTGTCCAAAACATCAAATTAAACATGCACATGGCGTTAGCAAAAAGTGCCTTTAAGGGCTTGACCATTTAACTCTTCAGGTATACTGTTTATTTATACAGTATTCGCGAGAGGTACTCATAATGAAAATTGAACTCACAATTGCTAAGGACAAAAAACTCCCAACTGGCGCAGTACCCGCACTTGAAAAGGAGCTGTTGCGCCGTCTGTCCAAGTCCTATGACGATTGCAAATTAAGAATCCGAATTACCAGCAATGATGGTCTGGGCGTTCTGGGTGGCGCTGACGGCGATAAAAAACGTGTAGAGCAAATCCTGCAAGAGACGTGGGAAAGCGCTGACGATTGGTTTTACTGAGAATTGGTTATTGGTAGCGTGCATTCCCTCTGATGCCACTGCCGGATTTGTGCGTCTGAATGTCGCTCTGGGGGTAATGTGACGAGTATTAATTGCAGTTCGGGAAGAGTTACCACTGATGAAAAAATATCTTCATAGGGTGGCATCTCATGAACGAAGAAGAATTATTAGAGGCGATCCGCATACCTGGTAGTTACGTGCTGGATAGCCTTCCTGGTGGCGTTTATGTTCTCACTCCAATGGAGTCAGGAGAAATAAAGAACACCGAGTCCTCTCACGAGGAATGCAAAAGCTACTTTCTGAAAGATAGAAGCTGATTTATAATAATCACCTCGGCTGAACACCGAACCTATCGCGCCATCACTGGAGAAAAGTGATGACGCAAAAAAGTAGTAATGCCAATTCACACCGCACGTCAAAGCGCGGTGTCTCTGCTTGTGCTGGTGGTATGGCATGAGCAAATCCAAAACCAAATCAGAAAAGCTACACCTTAGCCGTGTGGCTGCATTGGGCTGTGTTGTTTGCCGTAATTTAGGTTATGGCGAATCGCCTGCTGAAATTCATCATTGCAGTTCCGGCACTGGGTTATCTGTTCGTGCAGATAATTTCCACGTTATACCTTTATGCCATGCACATCACCGCACTGGCGGCTATGGCGTGGCTGTTCATTCCGGGCGCAAATCATGGGAACAAAACTTCGGGACTGAGGCTGAGCTGCTTAAACAGGTTCTCAGTGAGCTTGGGGAGGGGGCATGAGTTATCAACTTATTTATGTCGATCCGCCGTGGGACTACAAAAATAAGGCGAGCAACGGTGCAGCCAGCGACCACTACTCAACAATGAAGTTAGAAGACATAAAGCGTATTCCCGTCTGGGAAGTAGCCGCAAAAGATGCCGTGCTTGCAATGTGGTACACGGGAACGCATACAGAAGAGGCGATAGAGCTTGCTCAAGCCTGGGGATTCCGTGTACGCACCATGAAAGGTTTTACCTGGGTGAAGCTGAATCAGTACGCTGAACGCCGATTTAATACGGCGCTTGAATCAGGTGAGCTGGTGGACTTCAGCGATCTCCTTGCCATGCTCAACAACGAAACCCGAATGAACGGGGGAAATTACACCCGCGCCAATACAGAGGATCTGTTGATTGCTACGCGCGGTATTGGTCTTGAGCGCGTCAATGCGTCCATTAAACAAGTTGTATACACCTGCCTCGGAGAGCACAGCGAAAAACCGTGGGAAGTTCGTCACCGGTTGGAGTTGCTTTACGGGGATGTTCGGCGCGTCGAGTTGTTTGCTCGCGACTCCTGGCCTGGCTGGGATCGTTGGGGTAATCAGTGCAACAACTCATTCGAAATTATTCCTGGACGTATTTTAAACAATGAGGTGAAGGGATGACTCCGCGCCAACAACGTAATCATATTTCTGCCATTCAAAAAGCGGCATCAGCACCGCATAAGCGTTGGCTGGGTCGATCCCTGCTGCTGACTTCCGTTCAGGCCGGATGGATTAAATCACTTTTAACGGTATGGGGAGAGTGTGTCGGCGGTAAAACTCGCGCAGAGTATCGCCTTCAGAACTGCAATCAATTCTGGGGGAAACTGAAGGAAGATGGATGGGATGAAAGTCAGCTAACGCGCATAACCGAGGCGCTGAAGCAGGCGCGACAAGAGGGCTTTAGCGGCCCTCAGGCAATGAGAAGGGCGCGAGCAATACTATGGCCTACCACGCTAAGCGACATGATAGAGGAAGCCGAACGACATGATGATGCCGATTGCATAGAGCAAGCTGTACTCCGAACCTTTGAATTAGAGGATCCGGTCTACGTCATAGGGATGAATTATTACACCACCCGTAAAAAAATATCTGATTTGGCGCGTGAGCTGCAGCATGCCGCGCCCTGGCTAACTCCGCCAATGGCGAGGGAGCGTGTTAAATGGTGCCTTCAGATATTCCAGGCGAAAACGTTCATTGCAGTACGCCAGAGCCTGAAATCTGAGTAAATCTATCGGGAACCTTTTTTGGCAATTCGTGCTATTTATTCCTCCGGTCATTGATAACTACTCAGAATTTCAGATAATTCGCTCATGCTTGGCAGAGCTGCGCCACGATGGCAGCGCCGATAAGCAACTAAAAATGAAACCTGAAACCCTGCGCAAGCGGGGTTTTTTGTATCTGAAAATCACTTTCTGAAGGTCGCCGATTGGCGGCCTTTTTCATTTCAGGCTCACGGAAATCATCATCGATATGGCTCGTTGTTAAATCAGTCCGGTGGGCCTGACCCCTTCAAGCACACACAGCACCCGCTAACTACGCGAGGTGAGAGACTATGAAAATGAACGATTCCGGGAACATCTTCACGCAATTCTTTGCGTGGGTAGGGACCTTTGCCGCAGCGCTGGGCTTTACCACCCAGGACGTTGTTTACATGTTCTTTGGTGCTGTCGGCTTACTTATATCCCTTGCGTCATACATTAACGGGCGAGTAGATGCACGACGAAAGCGCCGGGAAGATGAAAAGCGTACTCAGATGGTCAATGACTACCTGAAGGGCGTCAGTGACAAACCTCACCATGAACGCCCAGCGGCGGCAAGCGTAGTTGTTGAGGCATTACAAAAGGCGGGAGAGTGATGAGTCAATCCTTGCGAAAATATGTATTGTCTGCGGTCGGTGGTGGAGCGATTGCCATAGCCTCTGCGCTTATCACTGGTCCTACGGGTAACGATGGACTTGAGGGCGTGCGGTATCAGCCTTATCAGGACGTGGTCGGCGTCTGGACTGTCTGCTATGGACACACAGGCAAAGATATCATGCTGGGGAAGACTTACACGAAATCAGAGTGTGATGCTCTTCTGGATAAAGACCTTAACGCCGTCGCCCGTCAGATTAACCCGTACATCAAAAAGCCAATCCCTGAAACGATGCGTGGTGCACTTTACTCTTTCGCTTATAACGTTGGTGCTGGCAGCTTCCAGACTTCGACGCTGCTGCGCAAAATTAACCAGGGGGATTCGAAAGGTGCCTGTGAGCAGTTACGCGTCTGGATTTACGCGGGAAAAAAGGTCTGGAAGGGGTTGGTAACTCGCCGCGAAATTGAGCGCGAGGTGTGTTTGTGGGGCCAAAAATGAGCCGTATCACAGCCATTATAAGCGCCGTGATTATCTGCCTGATTGTCTGTCTGGGATGGTTGGTCAATCACTACTACGGTAAGTACCAGCAAGCGCAGAAACGTGCTGAAACCGCCGAGCACAGCCTAAAACTGGCGAACGCGACCATCACCGACATGCAGACCCGGCAGCGCGACGTTGCCGCATTGGATGCTAAATACACGAAGGAGTTAGCAGATGCGAAAAGCCAGCATGAAGATCTGCAGCGTTGCGTTAGCTCTGGCAAGTGTGGGTTGCGTCTCAACGCCACCTGTCCAAAAAACGGAGAGACCGCCTCCGGCAGCGTGGGCGATGCTTCCGGCCCCAGACTTACAGACTCCGCTCAACGGGATTATTTCACCCTCAGAGAGAGAATCACCACCATCACCGGGCAAGTGAACTACTTGCAGGAATATATTCGAACACAGTGTTTGAAATAACGGCCTCGCTTAGCGGGGCTTTTTAATGCGCATCGCACGCGCACGTAAGAGAGTCTTTCAGTAGTGAGCCTAGGTAAACCGTTATCTCTCGGCGGCTTTACCGTGCGACAGGCTCACGCCTAAAAGGAAATGCTATGAAGAAATTTCTAACTGACACATTCAGTCAGGTGATTTATTACGGCCTCCTGGTGGCGCTGGTATTTGCAACGTTTACTGGTCAAAACAATATCCTGAGCGTTGCGGCTGCGGCGTTCTGGGTTGTTATTGCGCTGGGTGCCGTTATTGGTCCGCTGACCTTATTTCTTGCTTATGGTGCTGGACAGGTTAGCGATAAAAAGGCTGCTTCTGATGCATTGGAAACAGTTAAGAAAATCACTAAGCGCAAAAATTTCGTTGCTCGCTGGTGGGGTTGGGTCTGCATGGTGCTTACCATAGTCCTGCTGGCTTATAGCGGCTGGGTATTCACAGCAGTGTGCTACGCGCTGTCATCGCTGTTCGTTCGCTTCTGCGTGTCTCTGGCTCGCGATAAGGTTGAAAAATTGCAAACGTCGGAGGCTATGTAATGCATTCATCATTATTCCGCGTGGGTTATTTCAAAAAAGCTGGTGGTCATGTCCTTGGCTTTCAGAATACGGCAGATATCACATCAGCTGATGGATTTTTCCAATCGCGAGCAACTCCCGACCTAAAAGGTCAGGTATTAGTACGCACTGATGAGGTTTCTCATATTATCTGTGAGCCATACGAGCCAAAAGATTAGGATTGAAAGGTATAGCAGCATTACAGAGACCATTTATCAGAGTGGTCTCAATAATGCTTTTTGAAAGAGGATCGTTATGTATGACCGATTCTGAAGATCGTCGACCATTCCCTCCAGTCAACTTCACTGGCGATAACTCCCGGTCATACATCGCTATTATTCCAGCGAATGAGGTCTATAGCTGGGTTAGCGATAACGTTTTGATGGAGGGCGGGCATCTCTATAATCCCGACCATTACCACCTTCACGCCGCTGATATCGCATTTATGTGGGCATCTAATGCCTTTGAAAAGAAAGGCCGTGCCGTTCTTGGACAGTGTGAAGAAGTGATGCTACGAGCCGGAGGATGGCAGAAGTCCCGCATGGAGCAGCAGATGCATGAATGGTTCGGACGCATACCGAAGTTCATCATCACGCTGGCAGCCGACTACTGCTCACAGTGCAGTGACCTTGAATTCTGCGCACTGGTGGAGCATGAGCTTTACCACATCGCCCAAGCGACTGATGAATTTGGCGCGCCTAAGTTCAACAAAGAGACCGGAATGCCGGTACTGAAACTTCGCGGGCATGACGTTGAGGAATTCGTCGGAGTGGTCCGGCGTTACGGTGCCAGCAAAGACGTGCAGGAAATGGTGGATGCGGCTAACAAGCCTGCGGAGGTTGCTCATATCGATGTTGCCAGAGCATGCGGGACATGCATGCTGAGGCTGGCATAAATTTTGGAATAGGTTTGAAGGATGGTGAAAAATGGCTGCACTAAAACCAGAGGTGAAAGCCTTCATCATTCAGCAGCTTGCATGCTTTGATAGTCTCTCTGTAGTGGTAGAGTCTGTCCAAAAAGAATTTGGAATTAAGGTTTCGCCTCAACAAGTTGAAACGCATGACCCGACAAAGGTTAGCGGGAGGAAATTGGCGAAAAAGTGGGTGGAGCTATTTTTTGATACTCGTAAGCGATTTCAGACTGAAATATCTGATATCCCGATCGCTAACAAGGCATATCGTCTTCGTGTGCTTAATCGTATGGCGACGAATGCAGAGAGTATGAAAAACCTTGGTATGACTGCGCAACTTCTGGAGCAAGCAGCAAAAGAGGTTGGAGATGCATACACAAACCGACTGAAGGTTGAAAGCACTGGTAAAGATGGCGGACCTATCAAGACTGAAGTAACAAACCTTTCACCGCAGGAAGCTGCTGAAGCTTACAAAAAACTCATGGGCTAAAAGTCATGGAAATGGGCGTTTTAATTGAAAATTTCCCTATGCACTTTTTGACCCTGTTTATGCACGTTTTATTCACGCACTTTTTGCCACTTATCCCAGTGAAATAAGCCTTTGGCGGACATTTCGTCATGGGAGGGATCCGGCTAGTACGGGTAACAGTCATTATGTTAAATCGGAGCGTTTTTTAGGAAATTATCTATGCCGCTGCCTTTCCCCTTTGACTTCAAAAATCCTGACTACAACATGGTTTTTGAATGGAGGATGGAGCGCCTGCAGCGCATCAGACAAAACCCTGCAGCGCTCCCTGCACTCAAACAGTTTTATCGTGATGATCCGGCCCAGTTCATTATCGACTGGGGGATGACGACCGACCCACGAAACCTAGACTACGGTCTGCCTGCCACTATCCCGTTTCTGTTGTTCCCACGCCAAGAGGAGTGGATTAACTGGATAATGGACAGGCGCAGCAAACTTGAGCATGGACTGACGGAAAAGAGCCGCGAGATGGGGCTGAGCTGGACGTCAATCGGGCTGGCCTGTTCGTTATGCCTCTTCAACAAAGAAATGGTTATTGGTTTCGGTTCCCGTAAAGAGGAATACGTAGACAGCACTGGTGACCCTAAAGCGCTGTTCTGGAAGGCCAGAAAGTTTGTTGAGCTGTTGCCTGTTGAATTCCGTGGTGACTGGAGCGAGAAAAAGCATGCGCCCTATATGCGCGTGGAGTTCCCGACGACAGGAGCCGTTATCAAAGGTGAGGCTGGCGATAACATCGGACGTGGTGACCGAACCACACTCTATTTCGTGGATGAAGCGGCGTTCCTGCAGCGCCCACTACTGATAGATGCAGCACTATCTCAAACGACGCGATGCCGTATCGATCTCTCATCGGTGAACGGTATGAATAACCCGTTCGCTCAGAAACGGCATAGCGGCAAAATCCAGGTATTCACATTCCACTGGCGCAGCGATCCGCGTAAGGATGACGAGTGGTACCGGAAAGAGTGTGAGAAAATTGATAACCCGGTCATCGTTGCTCAGGAGCTGGACCTCAACTATCAGGCATCAGCCGAAGGTATCCTGATTCCTTCTGAATGGGTTCAGGCTGCTGTAGACGCTCATATCAAACTGGGTATTGAGCCCAGTGGTCAACGCCTCGGAGCGATGGATATTGCAGACGAGGGCAAGGATAAGAACGGATTCTCAGCTCGTTACGGATTCCTCCTGCAGGACGTCAAAGAATGGTCAGGCGAAGGTAGCGACATTTACGCTTCAGTGGTGAAGGTATTTGGCTATTGTGATGATTTTGGGCTTGATGAATTCCGGTTTGATGAGGATGGTCTGGGGGCAGGTGCTCGCGGTGATGCTCGTGTTATTAACGAACTTCGTTCTGGCGAACGCCTGCCACAAATCACCGCAACGCCTTTCCGTGGTAGCGGTAGTGTTTTCGATCCGGAAGATGAAGCCGTTCCCGGCGACAACGGAAAGCCTGCCCGTCTGAATAAGGACTTCTTTGCTAACGCAAAGGCCCAGAGCTGGTGGCATCTTCGTAAGTTATTCCGCAATACCTACCGCGCACTGCAGGGTATGGAATATGACCCTGATGAGATCATTTCCATCAGTAGCAAGATAGAAAACAAGGACCGTCTCCTCATGGAGCTTTCACAGCCTACCTGGTCAAAGAATGCCGTCGGCAAAATCCTTGTAGATAAACAGCCGGATGGCACGAAATCACCTAACCTCGCCGACTCAGTGATGATCAACTATGCGCCTATGAATACGGCGATGGATATCTGGGCGAAACTCGGAGCATAACCATGGCGAAGAAAACGGGACGAGTCGCCACGGCGGATTCGTACGATAACTTTATTGCGCGTGTTGGCATGCAGCAGCCAAACCAGCACGCTGCATCGACATACCGGGCGAACTATACCAGCCGTAACCGCCTTCTCATTGAGTACGCGTATCGTTCCTCCTGGATCATTGGTGCCGCTGTCGATTCAAAAGCGGACGATATGACCAAAAAGGGCGTTCGCATCACCAGTGAGATAGACCCTAAACGCCGTGGCGTTCTGGAGTCACGTTTTGATGAACTTCAGTTGTGGGATTGCATCAACGAAACACTGAAGTGGTCACGATTATATGGCGGGGCAGTAGCGCTGATTCTGATTGAAGGACAAGCACCACTGACGCCACTGATGCTGGATAAGGTAGGGAAAGGTAGTTTCAAAGGCCTGGCTGTTCTTGACCGCTGGATGATTAACCCGCAGCTTACCAGGCGCATTAAAGCGCTTGGGCCTAACCTCGGTAAGCCTGAATTCTATGACATCGTGACGACGGCGCAGGGGCTTCCTGCATGGACTGTTCACCATAGTCGCCTGATTCGCATGGATGGTGTGAAACTGCCTTACCAGCAGAAAATCACCGAGAACGAGTGGGGCATGTCTGTTGTTGAACGTATTTTTGACCGCCTGACCTCCTACGACAGTACCAGCGTTGGCGCTGCTCAGTTGGCCTATAAGGCGCATCTGCGTACGGCAAAAATTAAGAAGTTGCGTGAGATTATCGCCATGGGCGGTAAACCATACGAAGCGCTGATAAAAAATATGGATATGGTCCGTCATTTCCAAACGAACGAGGGGATGTCCTTATTTGATTCGGAGGATACCTTTGAAACCCACTCCTATTCTTTTGCTGGTCTGTCAGATCTGCTTAGTGAATTTAAAGAGGATATCGCCGGGGCTGTGGGGATCCCTTTGGTCCGCTTGTTCCGCCAATCGCCGAAGGGTTTTTCAACCGGTGATGCAGACCTGGCGAATTACTACGATGACGTGGGGACTCTGCAGGAGCGAGATTTACGGCCTCACATCCGCCTGTTATTCGATGTACTGCATCGCTCAGAGTTTGGCGAACCGTTGCCGAAAGATTTCACGTTTGAGTTTAATCCCCTGTGGCAGATGAGCGACCTTGACCGCTCCACGGTGGCGACGAACACAACCACTGCACTGGCTACTGCTGTGCGTGACTTGGGTATGTCTCCCGCCGCTGCCTTGACCGACCTTCGAGAAATGTCAGATGTGACTGGCGTTGGCGCGTCAATTTCAGATGAGGACATAGAAAATGCGAAGTCCCAGTGGGAGGAGGATGAATCTGAAACCAGCCCTCCGCCGACGTTCGGAGACCCAATACCGAAAGAGCCTACTGGCGATAGCAAACCAGATAGGGGAAATCGTAGCGGGATCTTACGATGGCTCACAGGCAAGCGCTGATAAAACAGCCAGCACGCTATTTGATTATTCAGTATTACTGGATAACTGGGCGGAAATGGTCGCCAGGAAAATGTTCCTGCAGGTTGAGCGTGAAGAGTGGCAACAGTGGCGATCGGTATCAGAGGAAATTGGTGCTGGCTTGCGTGATGTAGTTGGCAATACACCAGTAGGTCAGGTGGCGCAGGATATCGTTTATCGGCAAGTTCAGTTGATGAAATCTCTCCCCCTTGAGTCTGCTGATCGGGTGCGCGATATCCAGACCCGCGCTATTAAAGCGATGGTCAATGGAGAGCGTCCGGATCAGCTATACGAGATGATTATGCAGACTGGGGGCGTTGCAGCCAGCAGGGCAAAGATGATTGCTCGTACTGAAATTGGCAGAGCTACCGGAGCATTGACGCAAGCGCGTGCTCTGGCTGTCGGTTCGGAGGGGTATTGGTGGAGGATTAAAGGTGCTGGCACCAGGCCATCACACCGAAAAATGAAAGATAAATTTGTGCGTTGGGATAACCCTCCAACGCTCGACGGCATGACCGGACATGCCGGATGTCTGCCTAACTGTGAATGCTGGTCAGAGGTGCATATTCCGGAGCCGAGAAAGTAAAAAATACGGCTTTCATATCGCCTTTTGCCTGAACCTCAACAGCCGTTAAATGTTACGAAAATGTTGTATTAAAAAAAGCTGAAATTCTGGCTGGAAAACTGCTGGTTATGAGGCGTTAACAGGACATTTTAATCCAGTTCATTTTTGGCGGTGCGGGTAAGAACCATTATGTTAAATAGACGCCAATTTTGAACAATTATCCCATTCGAACGGGCCGCTGCTGAGCGGCCTTTTCTATGCACGCCATTCAGCAGGTAACCCATGAAATATTTCTTTAAAACCCGACTGGGGAACACCCGTTTCCAGCTCGCTGATGGTTCTGTGCTGTTCAAGGATGTGCCTATTGGACGCACTGGCGAGCAGGAGTACGACAAAACCGAAAGGCCAGAACTAACCCCGGACGTGTGGGGAAAAATCATTGTCCGCCGAACGCCTGAAGAAGTTTTCAGCGAACGCGCGATGGCCTCGTTTGAAGGGATGGCGGTAACGATAGGCCATCCACGCGATTTTAATGGCGACATTATTTTTGTTTCTCCTGAAAACTGGCGGCAACTGGCACACGGGCACATCCAGAACGTCAGACGCGGTGAGGGGGATAAATCAGACCTGCTACTTGCTGATGTCATTGTTAAAAGTCCTGAAGCACTTCAGGCGATTGATGATGGCGATGATGAGGTGAGCTGCGGTTATGACGCAGATTACGAACAAATTTCACCCGGCCTCGCAAATCAATCTGCGATAACCGGTAACCATCTGGCCCTCGTCCCTAATGGGCGGGCTGGTTTCCGTTGCAAAATAGGGGATGCTATGCCTAGCACTACTAAACACTGGTTTACCCGGCTTCTTAAGGCCCGCAAAACCAACGATGCCGCCGAAATGGCGAGCTTGATTGATAACCCGCCAGATAGCGTGACTGGGGATGATGACGTGTCCACTTCGCTCACTCCTGGCGGCGTGGTTATTAACCTGTCTCCGCAAAACCCAATGCCCGCGCCAACACTGCCGGGAACAGGTGACGCCGAGGAAGACATCCCGGAATGGGGTAAAGCGCTGATCGCCGCAGTAGCCAAGCTAACTCCTGCAGCCTCCGCTACAGGCGATGAGGAGGACGAGGAGGAAAAAAAAGAAGAGGAAGGCGCTATTACTGGTGACGCCGCATATCGTGCCGATCTGATTCAACCGGGTATCCAGTTACCGTCGAAGGCAAAACCTACCGCCTTCAAGCGCTCAGTGCTGTCAACTGCCGATCAGGCGATGGTGTGCTCTATCGTCGGTGACGCTGATATTACCAAACTGAAAAAAGCCACTGTAGATATGGTATTTAACGCTGTTTCTGAGCTGGCAAAAAACCGCAACACAGCGGCCAAAACTGTAGACAGTTTCCGCACGATGACTACCAACACCACAAAATCTATTGCGGATATCAATAAAGCCGCTAAAGAAATCTGGGCTAAACGAGGCTAAACCATGTCTAACACCATTCTTTACCGGATGCCTGTGGGCATCGCCGGGGGTATTTCTCGCCCGCAGGATTTAACCGTTGAACCGCATATTCTTGATGCGTCAAAACCGTTTCCGGCATATGGGCTGGGCGGAAAGATTGTTGGAGGGAAGTTCGTTCCTATTGAAGCAGGCGATCCCGTTGCGGTGATGGCAGGTATTTTTGTTCGTCCTTATCCGACGGCTTCTCAGCCCGATAAGATCCGCCAGGTTGGTACCGGCTATAACTTCGCTGGTGACAATCTGAAACGCGGATATGTCACCGTCAACATTGGCGGGGATGCTTCTTCTGTTGCACTCAATGCCCCGGTATTTATGCGAGTTGGCACCCCGACAGCTTCAAGCCCGCTTGGTGCCTTCCTCGCCGCTGCCGATGATGCAAACACCGTTCAGATCACCAACGCCTATTTCAATGGTCCCGGCGATGCCGATGGCAATATTGAACTGGCATATAACATTTAAGGGAGCATGAAAAATGCCAATGACCTTTGACCAGGCAACAATCGACAGCACTGGTGCTTTTCTTGTTCACGAGCTGGAGCGATTAGACCAGACGCTGAACCTCCCGCTAACGTCCCAGACGTGGAGCCGTGATATCGGATTGCGTGAAGATGTTTCTATCGCTGATGAAATGAGCTCTTTCACGAATACTACGTTTGCAGCAGCAGGAACACCGAACGCAAACGGTAAGAACTGGATCAACCAACTCGCTACCGCGATCGCTGGTGTGAACGTGGATATCACTAAAACCGGCTTTCCCCTGGAACTGTGGGGAATGGAGCTCGGTTGGACTGTAGTCGAACTTGCGGCGGCGGCGCAGGTTGGACGTCCTATCGATACCCAGAAATACGACGGTATGCAACTGAAGTGGAACATGGATACCGATGAGCAGGTTTATATCGGTGACGCCGCAAAAGGTGCTAAAGGTCTGCTGAACCTGTCGCAGGTAACACCGACGAACGCCGCTAAAGCGTGGTCGGGATCTACCCCGGATGAGATCCGCGCCAGTATCAACCAGGTATTGAGCAATGCGTGGGTTCGCTCTGCATATTCGAAAGTTCCTGAAGATTTGCTGGTCCCACCAGAACAGTATTCCTTCCTGGCGAGCACCATCGTTTCCAGCGCTGGCAACCAGTCTCTGCTGACCTACCTTGAAACCAACACGATTGCATTTCACCAGAACGGTAAGCCGCTGAGCATTCGTCCTGTTAAGTGGGCTATCGGTCGCGGTGTGGCAAATAAAGACCGCATGGTTGCATACACGAACGATAAAAAGTTTGTGCGCTTCCCAATGGTTCCTCTGCAGAGCGTACCGATCCAGTATCGCGGCATTTATCAGCTCGTAACCTACTACGGCAAGCTGGGCGCGGTTGAGCCGGTTTACCCGGAAACCCTGAACTACATGGATGGCATTTAATCCAGGCATAGCCCCTTAACAGGGGCTTTTTTCTAAGGAATCCCGATGAAGAAAATCTATGTACTGACCGCGTTTAATTTCAACGACGGCGACAAAATCACGCCATTCGCTGCAGGTTTTCATGATGTTGATGATGCTGTTGCAGAGCATTGGTTTGTGAAAGCGCATTGCTCACCCGATGGTGAAGCGCCTGCACAGGCAGACGATCCGCGCATTGCAGATTTTGAAGCCAGAATCGCCGAGCTTGAAGCGCAACTCAAAGAGGCTAAAGCCAATGGCAAAAAACAAAAGCCTACCGACGCCTGAGAAATTCCGGACCGACTTTCCACAATTCGCTGATGAAGATAAATACCCGACACCGATGATTCAGACCAGATTGAATCTGGCGGATGTCCTCATGAGTGAGGCGCGGTTTGGTGAAGATATCTTCCCCTACGTAGTAGAGCTGTTTGTCGCCCATTACATGGCGTTATACGCGGCTGATATGCGAAGTGCTGCTGTTGGCGCTTCAGGTGGGGCGAATAGTGGCGTTCAGACATCTAAATCAGTGGATAAGGTCTCAGTGGGCTATGACGCCAGCATGACGCTTAACCCGGATGCAGGTTTCTGGAATAACACGCGCTATGGCTCAGAGTTTTGGGAATACCTCATGATCTTCGGTGCCGGGGCTATTCAGTTAGGTACGCCGTAATGAAATCCGGATTAACGATTACCACAGATAACGCTGAGTCTGTTCTGGAGTCTCTACGCCAGCTTTCAGGTATGGATGTGCTGGTGGGTATCCCGGATGGCCCAAAGCGCGAAGACGCCCCGCTGACGAACGCAGAGCTGGGTTATCTGCAATCGACAGGGGCAACCATTGAAATTGACGGTGCGGTAGTGACGCTACCGCCCAGACCTTTTCTGGACATGGGTATTGAAGACTCTTTACCCAGAACAACGGCACACCTGAAGGCCGCAGCAGAGGCAACCATGGAAGGCAAAACTGATGCAGCCATGCGGGAACTCGAAAGCGCCGGACAGATTGCCCGTGATGCTTCTAAAGCGGTGATCGGTTCTGGTGATCGCCTTACTCCTCTTTCTGATAAGACGATTGCTAACCGCAGAGCAGCAAAGCCGCCAATCCCTGGCGATAAGCCGCTTTATGCTCGTGGGTTCCTTCTGCGTTCGATTACGTATGTCGTGAGGAAAAAATAATGCCGCTTCTCGATGTTACCGATGTGCTGATGGATCCGGACTTTATGGATACCTCGCTGGTTTGTCATCGGCAGGTACAAACGTTCGATGAAGATAATTTCCCGACCAACACTGCTCAGTCTCTCCCGTTCTCTGGCGTGGTGACGGTTGACCGCTCTCTTGAAGCCAAACGAATGGCGGCAGGACAGAATATCAACGGAGCAATTCTCATTGTGACGCAATTCCGGCTCACGCAGGGGATGCCAGCCAGTGATTCAACACCTGAACTAGATGCCGATATCGTGACGTACAGTGGTCGCAATTACCGTGTGACGTTTGTCGATCCATATACCCGATACGGTGCCGGGTTCGTTCAGGCGCATTGCGAATTGCTGGAATTTAACGGAGGTATTCCCGTTGAGTAATGACAGCACAGAGCCCGGATACCTTACACCCGTAGGCAGTGAGCCAGATTACGATGAAGAGCTGGAACGACAGCTAAGCCGCTGGGTGAGAGGAGTTACGGGGATGCCTGCAAATATGGTTTACCCGCGCTTTACGGATCCCCAGCAAAAGATACCGCCGAACGGCAAAACGTGGTGCGGCTTTAACTTCTCCACGCTCTCACGGCCTGGCATGCCAGCAAACATCCAGGTAAGCGAAGAGCAGAGCGAGCAATGGTCGTGGGAAGGGATTCAGGTTCTGCTCTGTTTCTACGGCCCTGGTGGTTCTGCGATGGCTACGCGCTTCCGTGACGGAATATTCATTGAGAAAAACTCAGATACGTTTCGACGAATCTCAGGTTTGTCGCTGGTGGATGCCGGAGATATACGAAACCTCCCCGAATTAATCAATAACCAGTGGGTGCGCCGGTACGACGTGACCGTGACCCTTTCCCGCAAAAACACCCGTACTTACAACGTTAAATCTATCGTTGGCCCTAACGTCACGATAGTTACCGGAGACTAAAATGGAAAAAGGGCTTCCCCTTAACCGTATCACTAACGTGACGGTGACGCTTTCCGCACGGGCCGCGCAGGGGCGCAATTTTGGCTCGATGCTTATCCTGGGTGATTCAACCGTCATCCCGATCGCCGAACGCCTCCGGGCTTACTCATCGCCTGATGATATTGGTGATGATTTCGGGGTGGACAGCGAAGAGTATAAAGCCGCTGTTATCTGGTTCTCTCAGCAGCCACAGCCGACACTGGTTTATGTCGGTCGCTGGGTGAAAACGCTTGAAACAGGCGAAGCTGGCGAAGTTGAAACACTTCTTGAAGCGGTCAATGCACTGATGGACTACAACGCCTGGTATGGTCTGCATCTGGCAGTGCCTGAAGCGGATTATCCGGATGACGCCACTATCATCACCGTATCCGCCGCGATTGAAGCATCTACCGTTTCCCGTATCTTTGGCATTACCACTGATGAAGCGACAATCCTGGATGCGGCGACAACTACGGATCTGGCCTCAAAACTGAAAGCCGCGAAATACAGCCGGACGTTTATTCAGTATTCGACCAGTAGCCGCTATGCCGCGCTGTCTGCCTTTGCACGTGCGTTCACGGTTGATTTCACTGGCAGTAACACGACGATCACCCTGAAATTTAAACAGGAGCCTGGCATTACCTACGAAACGCTGGGAACGTCGCAAGCCAATAACCTGGAAGCGAAGAACTGTAACGTTTACGTCTACTACGAAAACGACACAGCGATTCTTGAGCAGGGCGTCATGAGCAATGGTGACTTCTTCGACGAGCGTCACGGCCTCGACTGGCTACAGAACGCGGTACAGACTGCCGACTTCAACACGCTCTATACCAGTACAACCAAAATCCCACAGACCGACGCAGGGACCACTACGCGTATTGCGAACATTGAGCTGGTGCTCGACAAAGCAGTGCAGAACGGCCTGTTTGCGCCGGGCAAATGGACGGGTGGCCCGATGGGGCAGCTCAACACTGGCGACATGCTGACGAAAGGCTATTACACCTGGGCGGAAAACGTTGATGACCAGTTACAGGTCGATCGCGAAGCGCGTAAGGGTGTGCCGATTCAGGTTGCCGGGAAACTGGCTGGTGCTGTCCATTACGGCAGCGTGGCAATCACAGTGGTTCGCTAAGGAGAGTCCTGATGTCTGCTTATTCGTTTCTTGATATCTCGGCTTCCCTGGCTGGTCCTACCGGAGCTATTGAACTCGGTGCTGGTTCAGCGAACTCCGAAGAGGGGATCGTGGTTGCGATGACCGAGGCAAAAAACACCATGACCATCGGCGCAGATGGTGAGGGTATGCACAGCCTTCACGGCGGCAAGAGCGGGACGATTACCGTTACGTTGCTGAAAACTTCCCCGGTAAATAAAAAGCTTTCGCTGATGTACAACGCGCAGAGCCAGTCCTCTTCCACCTGGGGGAATAACGTCATTGTGGTCCGTAACAAAGCAAGTGGTGATATCGCCACGGCACGCGGTGTGGCCTTCCAGAAACAACCTGACTGGAACAACCCTAAAGTCGCCGGAACGGTTGCATGGGTATTTGACTGCATCAAAATTGATGAACTGCTTGGGGAATTTTAACCGATGGAATGCACGATTAAAGGCGTGAATTACCGCGCCAATAAGCTGGGCGTGTTTGAACAGTTGAAGGTATCCCGCAAATTATTACCGATCCTCGCTGGCCTGATGGCTGATTTTAGCAGCATCAAAAATCTTCTTCCGGCTGGTGGCGAAGCCGTTAATTTGGAACGGTTAGAGCCAGTTTTCAACACGCTGCTACCGCGTATCGCTGACGAGCTGTCAAAACTCACCGAAGACGACACGAACGCCATTATCCACCCCTGTCTCGCTATGGTGGTGCGTGAAAACGGCAAACAATGGACGCCTGTCTTCCGCAGTGGTGAGTTGATGTTTGATGACATCGATCTCTTTGACATGTTGCAACTGGTGGCGCGGGTGGTCGCCGATAGCCTGGGAAATTTTTTGCCAGAACTCCCCGACAACGCGATGCCCACCACGAAAGTGGGCTGACGCTGGATTCTTTGCCTGATGGTGAAGACTATCTGATGCGCCCGGTAGATGCCGGGTACATCCCTTACTCTGCGCTCAAAGATGGTTCGGTAGACCTGGCTGATATCGCCAGAATGAATGACTGGCTCGATCTGAAGGCGGACAACGAGTACCGGATCGCAAGATGGAGAGAGGCGAATGAACGCTGAGACGATTAAAGATTTTCTCGTGTCGCTCGGCTTCAAAGTCGATGAAAGCGGCGAGCGGAAATTTAATGCAGTGCTGGCGGGGGTTACTTCTAACGCCATTAAAACCGGGTTCGCCGTGGAAGCAGCGGCACTCTCTGTTGTCGCCTTTACGGCAAAAATAGCCCAGGCATCTGACAAGCTGTACTGGGCCTCTCAGCGCACTGGCGCGACGGTGCAGGGGCTTAAACAGGTTAGTTATGCCATTTCGCAGGTTGGCGGCAGCGCTGACTCGGCGATGAGTTCTCTTGAGAGCCTTTCACGGTTTATCAGAACTAATCCCGGCGCGGAAGGTTTTCTCAACCGTCTGGGTGTGCAAACACGCGACGCCAGCGGCAATATGCGAGATATGGCGAGCATCTTCACCGGGGTAGGCCAGAAGCTCAGCAGCATGCCGTATTACCGGGCTAATCAGTACGCCAGCATGCTGGGTATTGATGAAAACACCCTGATGGCGATGCGGCGCGGTGTCGGCGGGTTCTCCGGCGAATATTCCGCTATGGCGAAAGCGATCGGCTTTAATGCTGATCAGGCCGGGGTAAGTTCTAACCGGTTCATGACCTCGCTCCGGTCGTTCGGCGAAATGGCAGGGATGGCGCGGGATAAAATCGGCGCTAACCTGGCTGGTGGCCTCGCTGGTTCACTGGATAAATTACGCCGTCAAATTCTCGATAACTTCCCGAAAATTGAGCAGACGCTGACGGCGGCTATCAAAGGGGTATTGTGGCTGGGTGATCTCATTGCCCGGTTATTCTCCCGGCTGATGGAAGGGACTTCTGATCTGCTGGACTGGTGGAAATCACTGGATAAGCAAACGCGGGAACTGATCACGCTGTTTGGCGCATTAACGGTAGCGCTGCGGATCCTTAACAGCACGTTCTGGATGTCTCCTATAGGGCTTGTTACTGCGTTCGCTGCCAGTATCGCTCTGCTATGGGAAGACTATAAAACCTGGAAAGAAGGCGGCAAAAGCCTGATTGATTGGGGGAAATGGAAACCGGAAGTAGACGCCGCCCTGAAGATGGTAAAAGACCTCCGGCAGACCGTCGTCGATCTGGGTAAGGCACTGGCAAAACTTCTGAATATTGACCCTAAATCCTGGTCTCTGAAGTGGGATTTCAGCAACTTCATCAGCCAGATGGGCGAATTCAGTAAGATGCTGAGCATGATTGGTGACCTGCTGAGCGCTATCAAAGATGGTCGCTGGTCAGATGCTGCCAGTATTGGTAAGCAACTACTGAGCCAGGGCAACAATAACCCGGATGCTCTGCCAGTTGTATCTGATAGCGCCAATGGCGCAGCTGACTGGATTAAGGATAAGTTTGGTTTTGACCCTCGCAGCGTCGGACGTTTTTTCCGTGGTGAAGGTAACACGCTTGCTGACCGCAACAACAACCCTGGAAATATCCGCCCGGTAGGTGGTAACGGCTTCCGTTCTTTTGGCTCCGCGCTGGAAGGATGGCAGGCGATGAAAAACCAGCTGATGCGCTATTTCACCGGGAAAACGACGGGGCGCATGCTGCAAACCGTCCAGGATATCGTGAGTACCTGGGCTCCTGCTGGCGATAACAACGATCCGCAGTTGTACGCCAAACAGGTAGCTGGCTGGATGGGCGTTTCCCCTGATGCCGTATTGAATCTGAATAACCCTAATACGATGGCTTCCCTGATGCAGTCTATGGCCCGTAAAGAGGGGTACGCCAACTGGCAAAGCCCTTTAGCGTATCAGGCTGCAGGCGCATCAATTCAGCAAAACAACACCTACAACATTCACGGCGGTAACGCTATGGAAGTTGCTCAGGAGGTCGGACGCCGACAGATTGATGCAAATGCCAGGGTAATGCGCAAAAACCAGAGCGGGGTAGGTTGATGGATATCCTTTCTACGCTGTTTCAGCAGCAGTCCCGGCGTATTGGTCTGATTGTTCCCAGCGTTGTAGTTTCTGAGAAGCATAACGACACGCTGGAAATTACTGAGCACCCCGTCGAAACGGGGGCTCCTGTTTCAGATCATGCCTATAAACGACCCTCAGAGGTCGTGATGGAAGTGGGGTTTGCTGGTGGTGGTTCGCTGCTGGATTTCATTGATACGTCCTCTCTGGGCTTAACGCTTGGCCTGAGCCCTAAAGAAACCTATCAGCAAATACTCGACCTGCAGTCCAGCCGGATCCCTTTTGATGTCGTCACAGGTAAAAGGCTATACAGCAACATGCTGATCAGGGCGATTGAGGTCACAACTGACCGTACATCAGAAAATGTACTGATGGCGGTATTAACGCTCCGCGAAGTGATCATCACCCAGACTCAGCAGATAGCGGTAGCCGATAAAGCCGATATGAAAGAGGGGGCCAATACGTCAGCTGTTATCAACTCCGGCACAAAAGCGGCAAAGCCTCAGAACGAATCCTTGCTTAGCTCTGGCTGGCAGGGACTCAAATCAATTATTGGAGGCGGCTGATGCAGGTCTACGAAATCCCCCTCACTGCTGATAACCAGCAATTCAGTACCATTCTGGCGGGTGTTACGTACCAGATAAGCATCACCTGGCGTGATCCTTGCTGGGTTCTGGATATTGCCAATAGCAGCGGTAACCAGGTGGTTAAAGGTATCCCCCTTGTGACTGGTGCTGACTTGCTGGCTCAGTATTCCTATCTCGGGTTCGGTTTCAAACTCGCCGTGGTTTGCGACGATGCGAACCAGGATTACCCAACCCAAACAGATCTCGGTACCGCCAGCCACCTGCTGGCAATAACGGAGTAATTATGTCTCAAAACTGGATGCGTCATTTCGAACTGCAGCTACTGGACGAAAACGGGAAGGGAATAGACCTGGGAGACTTCAAGGTTACTTTCACAATCGACTGGTTCAACATCAGCAGCGCTACACGAACCGGGACGTTTAAAATTTATAATCTGTCTGCGGACACGGTGAACCGGATCACCGGTAGTGAATTTGCCACTATTCGCGTAATCGCTGGTTATGATGGTATTGCCGCCGATGTTGACGCCAGCGACGTAGGCCGCGTTCGTGAGGTCGATGCTTCTCAGGTGGGGCAGTCTGACGGTCGTAACTGGGGATTGCTGTTTACAGGCGATATTCGCTACACCATCACAGGCAAAGATAACCCGGTTGATTCGTTCGTACTGATTCAGGCCGCAGATACCGATCTGGCGTTTACCTCTTCAATCACGGTGCAGACGCTGGCGGCAGGATATACCGTTGCCGATATGAACCGCGCTCTGATGAAGGACTTCGAGGCGAAGGGCGCGACTGAGGGCGTCACCCCGCCAATGCCTGCTACCGTCTTCCCACGCGGGCGCGTGCTGTTTGGTATGACGCGAGACCTGATGGATAACGTCGCAAGGCAATGCGGTGCAACCTGGCAATTCGTTGACGGTCAGCGCCAGATGGTGGCAAAAAATGAGTATGTGCACGAAGCTATTGTGTTGAACAGCGCAACAGGGCTAATCGGCATGCCTCAGCAAACGATCGGCAGCGGGGTGAACGTACGCGCTCTGATTAACCCGAACATTCGCGTTAATGGCCTTATTGAGCTGGATCAGGCATCTGTCTACCGTACCGCGCTGGCGAATAATGATATCGCTATGGCTGGTGGTCGCATAACCGACCAGGACAATAACGGGAACATCTCAATAACCGGAACTACCTCACAGCCAGCCAGCATTGCTACGGACGGCGTTTATATTGTGCGTGGCATTATGTACACTGGCGATACAAGGGGCCAGGCGTGGTACATGGATATGATGTGTGAGGCGCGTGGTGCAGCAGATTTGCTTTCTTCCTCAGCTATTAATCGCACAGGACCGTGAAATGAAAATTACAAAGCACCTTACACTTTCATTGCTTATAGGATTAAGCGTAGGTAGTGCTACTGGTTGTGTCGATGGGCGGTTGGCTCTTAACTCTGAACAAGCAAAAATGGTTCAAACAAACGCCGATAGATATAAGCTTCGGCCTGGTTGGCATGCTTTTGAGTTGTTGGCAAAAGATGACTGCCAGACTTGGAAAGATGGTGGTAGTTCGCTGATTAACTGGCAAGGAAAGGAGTGCTCTACTTCAGCATTGCTCGATTTTATAAATGCCGATAGTAAGAAAGTAGCAATTTTTTATGCATCTTATTTCGAGTACGGCACTCCAGGTGTAAGGGCGATTGACGTTACTGACAGTTCAAAAGTGAACTATTTGTCGTTTTTCCATGATCTTTCATTAAAACTGAAATCCCCTAAAGAAGTATCCAAGGTATACGGAAGCTATGCTGAAGACTATAAGAGAATAGGGCTAAAAAAAGTTTCAGAAGCAGAGTTCTCATCATATTTGGTTGATTTTGCAGCTAAAGCAGAATCTATACAGAAAGAATTGTACAGTGAGTCATCACAAACAATTGAGACACCTCAACATAATCAAAAACTGGGCATTGATTACCGAGCTCAGTGTGGCGTTCTTTTGCTGGACCTTTCGAACACTGACGGGTGGGCCAGAGTTAATGGTGAGAAGGTAACATCTCAGAAGATTAGACCTCTTGGGCCAAATGGTAGTGACTCATTCAAAATGGAAATGGGGCTGATGCCAGCGCGAGATGGTAACAATTATGGCTTCGAGTTTGTTAAGCGTAACGGAAAAGCTTTCCTGAACGTCCAACTACTGCAGAACAGCATGGATGCGCCGAAGCTGATTGGCTCTTATCCGTGTAAGAAAGTACCGCGCTGAAGTTTGGCCCATATCTTCAGATATGAGGTTTGAGGTTGACGAGTTAACGTACAAAGCTCACAATCACAATCCCTTTAGCAAGAGAAAGAATCCATGGCGGCAGGAATACCATTAGAAAAAGCGCAAAAGTATGCTGAGCAATTCAATGCGCTTCTACTGGCTCATGAAGGTATAGACCCCTTCACAGAAAAGAGAATTAGAGAGGAGCTCTCTGGTTCTCCTACGCCTGCCACCAATATCGCGCTATGTTATCTGGATGCAATAACCGGAAAGCTTGAGAACGCTCTACGCTATCTTAGGCTGTGTCTGGAAGTGGATGACGTAACTCTGGCGATGCATTACCATCATATTCTCCTGCAAACGTTTAGCTATACTGAACTCAGTGATGTATGTGTCCTCCTTGCTGATAAGTACCGCACCAAGATTTTCAGCTATAACGCATATAGTTGGGCATATCGTTTCGGTGAGAGAGAGCAGCTAGAATTTTATATGGAAGAGCATATCCGGCTTCTTTCAGAATCAGAGGGCAGGAGTAAAGCTATGAAGCATAAAGAAGAACTCCTTGCGGAAATGGATAGTTTCTACAGCGCGACGCATTGCACAAAGCATGAATTCCATACCCTTGCTTCAATAATCTGGGAGCTGTTGAGCGAGTATAAAGCTATGACAGGTTTTATTCAGCTTAGTGGCAGTGGGTGCTACGTTGTCGATATCAATAATTTAGATCCTAAAGCTATAGCTAAGATGAACTTTGACCTTGCTGATAGAGTTTGCGCTGAACCAGCCCTTGATGATTGCTCATTGTTAGCTAGATTTAGCTCTCCACGCCAACTTCATACAGGGGTGAGCTACCATGCCGGTAACTAGTAATCAAATTCTTGACACGGCGTGTTTATGTCTTACTGAGAATATTGAAAGTGGGTTCAGGAGCGCCATTTCAAGGGCTTATTACAGCATGCTGCATGAATCTATAGGTTCGCTTACAGCGCTACCGCATTTTACCCATGATCATCACAAAAATACCGTGGGTTATATGTCTACACCTTCAGAGTGTAAATCTGAGCCATTTCCGCCCCAAAAACTTAAATCGCTAGCTTTTGTACTTCGACAGTGGCGAGATGCACGTAATGAAGCCGACTATGACCTGGTAGATGTGACTGTTTCGAAAGATATGGGGCAGGATGCAATAGAGGCTGCAAAAATATATTTTGAGCGTTGGGAAGAGTTGAAATCTGCGAAAGCATCCTAACCAAATAAAGTAAATAAAACCCGCCAATTGGCGGGTTTTTTCATATATGGAGTTTAAAAATGCCTTCGTCCAACCAAACTCGAAGCGGCTCCCTTGATGAAACTTTCGAGTCAGAACGAAAAGTTTTAAAGGAGCAAATCCGCGTCGCGCTGCCCGGCATTATTCAGTCATTTGACCCCGATTCAGTGACCGCAGTTGTGCAGCCAGCGATCCGCTACGTAGAGCGTGATAACGATGGCGCTACTGAAACACAGGATTACCCACTGCTTACCGATGTTCCGGTGATTTTCCCTCGTGGGGGCGGCTGTACGCTGACATTTCCAGTCAAAGAGGGGGATGAATGTCTGGTGATTTTTGGTGACCGCTGTATCGATTTCTGGTGGCAAAGCGGCGGTATTCAGGAGCCAGTAGACGACAGGATGCACGATTTATCTGATGCGTTCTGCATTGTCGGCCCACAATCACAGGCAAAAAAAATCAGTGGCATCAGTACCAGCTCGGTAGAACTACGTAGCGATGATGGCGGTACAAAGCTGAGCCTTAATCCTTCGAGTGGTGAAGTTAACGGTACCGCGCCGGGTGGCTTTAACCTGAATGGCCTGAAAATCCTCCCGGATGGTCGCCTGCAGCTGGTGGATGGTTCCATTGTCGATAAGCACACGCACGGCGGCGTTGAATCTGGTGGGAGTAATACAGATCCGCTTGGGGGATGACATGCGCTACCGTCGAGAAGATGATGACGGGGATTATACGTTTGGTCAGGGTGATGATACCTGGCTGGTTAACTCTCCGGAGGCCGTCGCGCAGGCCATTAAAACGCGCTTCCTGCTCTGGTACGGCGAATGGTTCCTTGATACGACAGAAGGAACACCCTGGATACAATCTGTCCTCGGAAAGCACAAGCCAGAAACCTATAACCTCGCTATTCGAAAACGCATTCTTGAAACGCGCGGGGTTAAATCCATCACCGACTTTAATACTACCGTTGACAGCCGTACACGGCGTGTATCGTTCACAGCAACGGTGGAAACCATCTACGGGACAACGACAGTAACCTCGGAGGCGTAATGGCTCTGGAACTTGAATCACTCGGCTTATCGGCAACGGTAACCGCTGAGGGGATAAGTGCGCCTGACTATCAAACCATCCTGTCTACTGTGACGGGATATTTTCAGCAGATTTACGGCAGTGATGCTTATATCGATCCGGATAGTAAAGATGGTCAGCTAATCGCGCTGGTGGCGCTGGCAATTCATGACGCCAATAACACCGCTATTCAGGTATATAACAGTTTCTCGCCATCAACCGGGATCGGCGTGGGGCTGTCAAGCAACGTAAAAATTAACGGGATAGAACGCCGTGAGGCGACGAATTCAACGGTAGACCTGTTGTTAACCGGTACTGCAGGAACCTCAATCACCAACGGCTCAGTGAAGGATGCAAACGGGGTTATCTGGAATCTACCTCCAACCGTATCAATCGGTATTGATGGGACGATTGTTGCTACTGCCACCTGTGCAAATTCCGGTGCTATAGCAGCACTGGCGGGAACGGTGAACAAAATCAACACGCCTACGCGGGGCTGGTCATCGGCAAATAACCCGCTGGCGGCTACTGTCGGCACAGCTGCAGAAAAAGATTCAGAACTTCGCATCAGGCAGTCGCAGAGCGTTGCCTTGCCGTCTCTCACGCCGTTTGAAGCAGTAGACGGTGCAATAGCGAATATTAAGGGCGTCAGTCGTCACAAGTTGTATGAGAACGATCAGGACGTGCCTGATGCTAATGGCCTGCCGCCGCACTCAATAGCCGCCATCGTGGAAGGTGGAGACGCTACGGAGATTGCAAACACTATTCGTGGCGTAAAAGACCAGGGAACGACGCCATACGGCAGCACAATAATTTCAGTGCCGGATAAATACGGTAGTCCTCACCCGGTCGGATTCTCGCGCCCGGTTGATGTGCCTATTTTTGTCAGCATTACGATCGAACCTCTGACGGGGTATACCTCACAGGTAGGCAATGAAATAAAAGCTGCTGTAGCGGCGTACATCAACTCCCTTGCCATAGGAGCGAACGTGGTGATAAGCCGTGTCTATTCCCCGGCGAATCTGGGGGTGGTCAGTGGTGGTAACTCACGGTATTACGACATTACCGAATTGCTGATCGGAACCTCTGCTGCTACGGTAGCCGCTGCTAACGTCGTGATTGCCTACGACCATTCCGCATCCTGCAGTATCGATAATATTCATCTGGAAGTGATGCTATGAGCAAATACACTGACCGGATATCAAACTATCACGCCGGAAAGCCGAAATTCTTTGCTCATGTGGATCTTTCCACGCGCCCCCTTATTGATATCTCCCAAACGATGACAGGAATGATCTCGGCGTTTGATATTGATACGGCAGTTGGTAAGCAACTAGATATCCTTGGTGAATGGATAGGACGTAAACGAAGGGTAAGCACACCTATCTCTGGCGTTTATTTTTCCTGGGATACTGAAAAACTGGGATGGGACCAGGGGATGTGGCAGGGACCATTCGATCCGGATGATGGTTATCTTGACCTTAGCGATGAAGTGTATCGGCTGGTACTTAAAGTAAAAATTGCGATAAATCACTGGAACGGCCAGAACGATACCTTACCAGATATTCTCGATAGCGCCCTTGTTGGTTCAGGTATCCGCATGGCGATTATTGACAATCAGGATATGTCGATATCCATCTGGATTTTGCCCGATTACTCAATTGTGCTTAGTGATATCGATAGAATGATATTTGATAGCGCAGTCAATAAAGGACCATTTGTTGCTATTCCTGCTGGATATATACCTTCAAGATATGACTTGAATCCGATCGACCAGGTTAATTCAGAATTATGGTGGGCTATACAAAATGGATATCTCACGGTTAAGGCCGCAGGAGTAAAGGTTAAAGAAATGCAAATGCCATCAGATGGGGGGAACACCTTCTTTGGCTTTGATGTTAACAACGAATATATATCTGGGTTTGATTCCGGAGCGTGGGGAGTGGATATTTAAATGGCGACTAATGATTTTCTATCTTTCGCAACGGGGAGTAATGCAAATGTTACCCCTCAATCTGACTGGAAAACTTTACCTGCTGTAACCAGTGGGTTTACATCCGGTAAAGCTTCATCAGCTCAGGTAAATAAAGCAATCAGACAGGCAACCTTCATAGCATCTGGCTTAGCGCAGTTTGTATCAGATACCTTATTACAGGATATTCTGGATAACGGAAATAGTGCAGCTTTTGTAACGGCATTAAAGCAAGCCATTGTAAACGGATCCGTACCGGCTGGTATTCCTATGCCGTGGCCTGCCGAAACGCCACCTGCTGGATGGTTAAAATGCAATGGCGCAAATTTCAATACAAGCACTTATCCATTACTGGCTAAAGCTTATCCTGCGGGAAAACTTCCAGACTTACGGGGTGAGTTTTTGAGGGGGTGGGATGACGGAAGGGGGCTTGACAGTGGACGTGCAATATTAAGCATGCAGGGAGACGCAATCCGTCAAATGACAGGGAGCGTGGCTAACGTCTGGACAGAGGACGCGAACTCATCTGAGGGGGTTCTTGCATATAATGGCACTGGCTTTAATCTTGTGCCTCTTGGCTCGGGTAGTTCCGTTCAATTCCGCAATCTGAAGTTTAACGCAGCGTCTCAGGTCCCAACGGCTAATGAGAACCGGCCGCATAACGTCGCATTTAACTATATTGTGAGGGCTGCATAATGACGAAAGCAAAACTGGATAGTAATCTGATTGCTACGGTAGCTGGTGATATTGTTGTTTTTAATTTTGATGGAGAATCGCTGGAGTTTACTGGGGAATCCACTGAATATCTGGCTGTTGGGGTTGGGATACCCGCAAATTCAACCATCGATAAACCAGACAGCCCAAAAGAAGGGTATGCAATCTGTCGTGATGTAATTTCATCAACGTGGGTATATATTGAAGACCGACGCGGAGAAACAGTATATTCCATCGAGACGGGTATTGAAATGGAGGTGCATTCGCTTGGTGGTTATCCTGATAATACAACAACACAAAAACCGTTAACACCTTATGACAGGTGGAATGGTAATAATTGGGTAACAGATACTGAAGCACAGCATGCGGCTGAAGTGAAATTAGCCAGTAATAACAAAAGAGAACTTTTGCAGGAAGCTCACGAAAAAATCAACTTCTGGCAAACCGAATTGCTGCTTGGTTCAATTTCTGATTCTGATAAAGATAGCCTGAAAAAATGGGTTGAATATATTAAAAATCTTCAGGCGATAGATGTAAACAATGCCCCAGGCATTCAATGGCCGGAACCTCCTGAACTTTAAAATAGGTAATTATATGTCTCAATATAATACGGGGAACCCACCCCCGTCTTCAGACATGCGCGATGCCTGGGATAATAACGCGACAATAGATGATTTTGTTAATGGGCCTCAATTAACTGTTACCACTCGAACAGGCGTAGAGTGGGACTCACTATCAGGCATTCAGAAAAAAGCTGAAGACCAGCGAGAACAAATCGCTATTGATAGTGAAGCTGTTGTGGATGAAACTCGTCGAAACCTTATTCCACTCAGTCGCCAGTATATGACACTGGCTGAAGCGCAGGCGGATATAGCTAATATCCCTGAGGGGAGCGTAACGTATTACCGCAGTCCTGATGATACTGCTCTTGCCATTGAGGTTATCAACAACAGTGGAGCGCTGGCAGCTACTGGTCGAAAAATGCCATCCCAGCAGCAGGTAAATAAAGCAGCCAACTCAGCACAGCTGGCAGGTGTAACAGTTGAAGAACCGCTTTATGATGAAGAGGGCGTGGAAATCGTTCACGCGCTTGCTGATGCTGACGGAAAAGCACCGCTGACGACCAACCGACTGGGGGCTGTTGGTTTGGCAAGGGCAGAGGTTGCAGCTCTTGGCGGGAATGCGGTGCCGTGGGCGATTACAGATTCTCGGCGTATTCCTTATATCTCTGGTACGCCAATGGGCGGCGTACAAATTGGTAATGTTGAGATCGTAGAAATTCCTGGACCGCCGGGCATTGTCTTTTGTGATGCAAACTATATCCCGATGGCCTGTACGCCCGGATTCGACAGCGATCAGGATATCCCTGTCATTGGTGGTTCTGGCAACACCCCGGAAACGCCAGTAATTCCGATTTATCTTCGCGACTGGAACGGCGTGAGGTCACAGGGCCAGTCTCTGTCTATTGGTGAAATGCCTCCGGCATCAGCGGCGGCTAACCCGCCACTTTCAACCTCTCAGCCATACGGGAATCTGGGGTTCAGTTCAAATAACAACAGCTATTCCTCAGCAACGGATACAGCCGTTCCCCTGGTTGAGTCGGCTTATATGCCATCAGAGGGAACTTATCCGGCTGGTGAATCGCCTTGCTCCGGCGCTGCGAATAAACTGGTTGAGCGCATTCAGGATGAAACTGGTTTTGACTGGCAGCAACAAGGCGCTGTGTTTTTCTCGTCCTGCCCCGGTCGTGGAGGTACCCAGATAGCGAATCTGTCAAAAGGTACGGCATCATATCAGCGCGCGCTGGATCACGTTACCAACAGCATGCGCCTGGCGAATGCAGCCGGACGAACTTTTGCCGAGTTAGCTATTCTCTGGACTCAGGGGGAATCGGATATCGGCGGCGGTGTCACGCGAGCTGATTATTACTCGATGCTCACGCAGTACATTTCTGATATGACAACCGATACGGTTGCTATGACCGGGCAGGACTTCACGCCATTCTTTATTTCTTACCAGATGGCCTCACACAGACAATACAGGGTAACAAACCCGTTGATTGCTCTGGCGTTGCGGGATGTCGCTCTGACGGGCTTATCCCGCCTAAGTCACCCGGCGTATATCGGAGACTATGTTGACAATGTTCACGGTACTAACGAGACCTATCTAATGTTTGCGAAGTATTACGGCCGCGCTGTCCACAAACTGCTGCAGGATAACCAGGCAGGGAAAAAACCTGGTATGCACTGGCTGGATATAATCGGCGAAACGCGGCAGGGAAACATTATCAATCTTCAGTTCAATGTCCCTCATCCACCCCTTGTAATTGATACCACCTGGGTTACCGAAACGGAAAATTACGGTTTCCATATCCGGGATATGACGACTCAGAATTTTGATGTTGTGGATATCATTTCTGCCGTTGAAATCGCTGGTCCTGATCGCGTCAGGATTATCTGTAGCCGGGCCCCGACAGCTAATGAACAGGTAACGTATGGTTGGGGTAAGGCGGGGGATCCGATGACGACAGGGAGGACTACCGGTCCACGCGGAAACCTCCGTGATAGTGAAGGGGATTTACCAGGTGAAAGCTACACCGATACATCCGGGACGCTGAGAAAGCTCCATAACTGGTGCGTAATTTTTTAAGGAACCATCATGACGACCATTATTCGCAATAAAGACGTAATCATCGCTAACCCTCAACTTAAACCGATTTATACCCCGTTCGTGGCTGAGCCCGGCCTGCTGGCTGCATGGCGGTTTGGTGATGGAATGGATGACCTGAGCGGCAATGCCAATACCCTGACGGCGATTGGCTCCCCGGCAAAGGGGGAGTATTTTATTAGCGGTGACAAAGATAACGGGTTTATTACCTCTGTACCTGACGGACTGCAGCGTACGTTAATCGCTGTATGGCGTAATCATTCAACTACCGACGCATACGCCTACCCGGTAGGGAATCTGTCACAGCAGTCGGCTGCGTCAGGTGTCGGCATTGGTCTGAAAAGTAACAGTCGTTCATCGGCTAACCTGGCTCGCTACAGTGGCAATGCTGGTGGGTTAACCTACTCAGGAAATCTGTACGCCGTTGCAGATGGACCGGCTGATAGCTACGCGAACAGAACGAATTTCCACTGGGCTGCTTTTTCTGTTGATGGTGCTGGCAACGTTGCCAATTTATATCTTCCAAAGCAAAACGCTGCGTTAATTCCGGCAACAATCGCTTCAGGGGCTAATCTGGCCACTCGCGATATTACCGAAGGGGGAGTTAGTAGCCTTTACCGCTTGATTGCTTTCCGTTCCCCAACGAACCCGCCAAATCTACCGGGAACTGATATCGATGTAGCTGAGGTGCTTGTTTTTGACAACGCTCTGAACTTTGCGGCATTGCAAAGGACTTATGCTCGTTCACAGGCATACTTGGCTTCGTTCGGGCAAGCTATTTAG